CAACCTGCTAACCCTTGGACTTAGGTCCACAGCTGAGAGAGCTCCTAAGCTCGATGTCGCGGTTTATTCCGCGCACCTTGACTATTGTGTCACAGCTGCTCTAGCAAGAGACATGGTTCCTGACCCTGATGCATTGATCAAGACAGTTAGACTGTCTTTGACCTCCAAACCCCAACCAGAATGCATGGCTAGATCAGTCATGGCGATATCAATCGCCACCGGTACTATATCAACCGTTCTCCGCCAGAGGCTTAGGAGATGGTATGTAGAAGGTGTCCAATCCGTCAGCCCCGCCACCAGGAAGCCTGAGTTCTCAACCGACTCCCTGGACCGGCGCATTGATGATGGTAACACCGTTTACTGGTACTTGACAGCTCCAGCTTTTGTAGCATACTGGCATGGCAATGGAATGTATTACGTTTTCTATTTCATGCGACTGTTCTTAGTCGAACTTCCTTTGCGGCTCTGGAACCCCTTGGTCTGGCTGGTTTTTCAGTCCACATTTTGGTACTTACTTGGCATTTATCTTGCCTTCGTCTTGTATATGGATTATATTCTGATCCCCATGTACCGCACAGATGAAGACAGGGCTAGACGCTATCTTGATGAATATCTCGTAGGAGTGGCCAACACTCCCAGCGAAGAGACCACTATCCCCGCAGAGAAAGTGGCAGCCTTGGTTCAGACTAAGAACCCGTCAGTAGATGACGCTAAAACTGAGGATCTTGTTGAACCTCCTCCAAAACTGTCTCTCAAAGACGTATACAAAGCAGAGCGGGAGGCCCTGTACACCAAAGATGGTCTTTTGTCGGCTATCGATGAGTACACTCCCATGCCAATTCACATCGACCCAAAACTCAGACGCACCTATACGGTACCCCCTTCAGAGATGAAGAACGACTTAGAAGTCCACACTGATGTGTATGACACTAAGTTCCGCGATCTAGTAGATTCGCATTGGGGCTCCGAGGATCTGATGTCTTACTCTTCCTATCTGTCTACCACGGCATATACAGGACCAGTAAACGATGAGAAGCCCAACCTAAGGGTTGGCAAGGTTGACTACAACGGCATAACTAGCCTACTTGATGTAGCTGATGCCCCGAAGGTCGACCCCAAGCTCGCTTCGTATTCAAGAAACAGAACAGAGGACTCTAAGCAAGACTCTAAGTTCACCCACTACGGACCAATGTACCTTGGGCGCCTACCGAGCATGTTTAACAACAATGCTCACAACGAAAGTATCGCGCTAGCCCATAGGCATTGCCTGCCAGCTCCGTCTGGCACTCTAAATGTGGCACTCTGGAAGATGGCCAAGAGATCATTGGGTAACTCCTTTGACCTCAAGAAGCTCGTCGATTTGTACTGGGGCGATGGCCCTAGCATCGATAGCTGGCTGTCCACCATGGACAACAAGAAAGCCCAACCCCTTAGGGAGTTTCTGGAGAATCCTTACGATTTTACAGAAGCCGACTACAGGAGAAATTCTTTTATCAAAGCTGATATGCAATTGCCAAAGGCAGGTGGTAGATTGGAGGGCGAAGCCCCCCGACTTATCCAAGCTCTGAAGAAGCAACAGACGAACGTCTATCTGGGGCCCTTCATGAGTCACCTGTCTAAGGTCATCGCCAAGCCGCTGCTCGATTATCCTTTCTTCGACACGGCTGATTTCGTTGGACTCGCACTTGCGGATGAACTACCACAGTGCTTGTACTCCTCTGGATCTGACTCGCTTAGAATTGGTCAATGGTATGACTTCCACGTTAGCCAAGGCCGCAAATTCTTGGAGAATGATTTCTCGCGGTTTGATTCAACTCAAGGAGAAGGCGCCAGTCTAATAGAGCATCTCTATTA